TCTTTACTAAACTTGCTGGGCTATTTGTACCTATACCTAGATAGCCTGAGTTGGTTAACGTCATGGCTGTGGCAAAAGTTATGTTTCCGCCTGTACTGCCTGTTCCAGCAACTTTCCATTGATGTGTGCCATTATTGTTACCCAACTGATATTGAGTAGCATAGCCATTGATTACATATTTAAAATTAGACCCATCGTAATAATGATTTTGACCAATATAAAATGTATCAACGCTTCCTTGAGAACCAATATAGTTTCCATTTGGCAATTGAACTACTGGCGCTATGGTTGACCAAGAACTTGGTGCAACACCAACACCTAAATTTGTACCAGTAAATTGCAACGCAGACCCAGTAGCCAACGCACTTGTAGATGACGCATACACCACACCATTGGCGGTGTAAGGTGTTGGGGGTTGTCCTCCACCACCAGAGGAAGCGGCCCAAGTAGCAGTTGTTCCATTAGATGTAAGCACATAAGTATTTGCACCAATAGCCAATCTTGTTGCGCTATTAGTGCCATTACCAATGATTAAATCACCCGTTGTCGTGATGGGTGATAAAGCATTAAACCCTGCGCTTGCCGTGGTCTGACCTGTACCACCATTGGCAATAGGCAACGTACCTGTTACACCTGTGGATAAAGGTAAACCCGTTGCATTGGTCAACGTCACGCTTGTAGGCGTGCCCAATACAGGCGTGACAAATGTTGGTGATGTGGCCAACGCCACAACCGTGCCACTACCTGTTGTTGAATAGGATGTGCCCCAAGCCGATCCTGTGGAGTTGGCGATACCTGCACCGGGATAAACTTGTGCGGCACTTCCATTGATTGTGATTGCGGTTGATCCGTTGTAAGTTGTCCCGCTACTAAACGTTATGTTTGTTCCGGCCGTTAGATTGGCCAAATTGCTACCAAGTGAAACACCGCTAATTGTTGAATTGGCCAGTTGCGCGTTGCTAATTGTTCCAACCAAATTAGCCGTTGTATATCCCGTTGCATTCGTTAATGTTGCGCTTGATGGCGTGCCCAATGCCGGTGTGACTAATGTGGGGCTTGTTGCAAACACCAACGATCCGGTGCCGGTTTCATCGGTTACCGCGGCGGCTAGATTTGCGCTAGATGGTGTGGCCAAGAATGTGGCAACGCCCGTTCCTAGCCCCGAAACGCCGGTGCTAATGGGTAGGCCCGTAGTATTCGTTAAAACCCCACTAGCGGGCGTCCCAAGGGCCGGCGCGGTGAATGTTGGGCTTGTCAATGTCACGCCCGAAAACGTGGTTACCGTGGCACCCAATGCAACGCTTGTTGATCCAATCGTCACCGTGGAATTGGTTAGTGCCGCATTTCCAATGTTGGTTAGCGTGTTGGTTGATCCACTAATTGATTTGTTTGTTAGCGTATCCGTTGTTGCCCGCCCAACCAATGTATCCGTGCTTGTGGGCAATGTTAGCGTGCCGGTGTTGGATATCGTGGAAATGATTGGGCTTGTTAGCGTCTTATTCGTTAGCGTTTGCGTGCCGGTTAGCGTGGCCACCACCGATGTGTCAATTGCTATGGTCACCGCGGATGCGCCGGTGTAGGATGATCCGGTTAGGCCGGTTGAAATCGTCAAAGCATTAGGATTGGCGGCCGTCACCGTGCCACTTGCGCCCAAAGCGATGGCGGTACCGTTAATAGTGGTTGAACTATTCACAAGCATGGTGTTCGTCACCGTGGCGGTATCGCCGGTCGTAACAAATGTGCCGTTAACCGTGGGCACCGCTATTGTGTAGCTAGATGCCGTGTTTGGCCCTGTTACCGATACTTGGCCACCCAAGGCGGCTTGAAAGACTAAAGTGCCCATTATTACCCCTAAAGCGGATGCCCCGTAGGGCACCCATCATTAACTTTGATCGCCAACGGCCGTCACATAAAGCAAACCCGCCGTGCCACTATTACTAATTGCCGTCATGTAAAAGGGCGTTGTGGGTGTTGCCAAGATGAGTGGCGATGTCATGCCCGCGGGCAAAACATAGTCACCCGGTGTCCCATCACTCGGAAACGTTGCGGCAGGGCAAGGTGAATAATTAGCGAATTTAACCGCTATTGGTGCCGCGCCGGTGTTTAGGAATGAGCAGTAGTTGATCTGATCGTTTGTCGTATCGTCCACCAAAGTGCTTGAATGGGCACTATTGGTGACGCTAAAACAATACGTCTGACCCGCGTTGCGTTGAACGGTTGAACTAGCCATTTAGACCGCCGTTGTGGGCAATGGGCCTTCAAGGCGTGTAATTTGAAACACATAAGTACCGGCCGCAGGAACAACCGCACCGGATGTAGTGTTGGCAAATTGCACTGTCAAAACGTTTGGATTCAAAACATCGCATTCGGCAATGATGATTCCAGCGGTTTGTGCGCCTTGTAAACCAACGGCTTGAACAATGTCACTTGTTTGTAGGCCGGCAATGGTAAATGTTTGTGCGGCGCTTGTATAAGATGCCACCGAAACGGGCGTTAGGCTTGGGCCAATGTAGAAAGTTTCGTGGGAATTGCCACGCGTGACGGTTGTTGAGGACATGATGAATTCCTTTCAAGTTAATTGTATATCAAAACGAAAAAAAGCCACCCATTTTGTAGGCGGCTTTTTCTATATTACTTCACAAATTAGGGTAAAAATGTGAGGTCATAGCCGTAGACAAACACATCACAAGTCGCGGCAATCGTAGTGCCAACATTAACATAAATGTTTGTTGGGTTAGATATAGCGGTGTTGGGATTTGTTGCGGCGGTGATTGTCACATAAGGGCCACCGGTGTTGCTAGTTAAAGCCGCGGGAGTCAATATGGTCGAACCCGATGCGGCCGCACCGGTGTATGCGCCAACTGTGGCCGTTGCAATTGTGGTTGTTGCACCGCTAGCGTTTAGGCCATTGGTGATAACCACGCTTACGGGCACAAATTTAGATACATCCAAAACTGTCATTGCGGTATCACCCGCAATGGCCAAGTTAACGGATTGTGCGGATGCAATCAAACGCAAGGCTTGGTTTGTGCCAAGCACTTGTGGGTGATTGCTTACTGTGGTTGCTGGTCCTGGATTTGCCATGATTAATTCTCCTAATGTTTAAGATTAAGCCGCAACGCGACAAGCCAATTCGGGGTAAAGCGGTGCCCAACCATACAAGATGTCCAAACGCGTTGGAATACTATCATTGTTGATTGTATATTGCCTTACAACTCGGAGTGACAAACCGATCTCTTTATCAGAGGCACGGCCCGCAAAATGGACACCTTCTGGCAATTCGAGATCGGCCACGGCCAAGCAAAATGCGTTGCGATGTAAGATGATATTTTGTGGGGACACGGTACCGGAATTGTTAAACGGTGTAACGGTTGACGCGCCTGGGCTTGTCACGCTAACGTTTTGGAATTGACCGGCAGTAATGATAGCGGGGCTAACTGTCACGCTAGTGGTTCCGCTTGTGGCAACCGTTGCGGCGGCGGTCACAACAAAGTTTCTCAACTTGTTTGAACCATACGCTTGGCGGTTTTGTGGGTTAACGGCGTAGACGTTTGCAATCTGAATCACATCACCAACGTTCAAGTTTCCAACCGCCGTAGTGGCGCTTAGAGCGATCGTTGAGAACTGTGCCCATCCAGATGTCAAAAAGCCCGTTGCGGTGCTTGTGTTGCACGATAGAACTGATGTGGGGCTATTGCCAAACGTTTGTGAGACCACATTTTGATCCATTTTCCAATTCATCCCGGCGCTGTCCCGGCCCATCAAACCTTTGCGATACTGTTCGCCAATGGCTTCTTGAGGAACAAACAAACCTTTGAGCGAGTCAACGATTGTTGCCGATGTGAATGGTTCAATGATACAAGCACGGCGGCCATCGCGTGGTGCGCCCTCGGCATCAAGATATGCGCCTGCGGTTAGATAGGTGATCAAACCTGTGGGAGGTGTTCCAGCAACGCCAACAATATTTGCGGTATTGTTTTTTGCCATCACCAAGCCATCACGGTCTACCCGATTTGCTATGGCGGCCACGGCCGGTTTGAGAACGCGATCTGAAAACATATCAAGGGATAGCGCCAAGTCCTGGGTGGTAAATTGAGTGTCCACATGAAACTGATTTGAGAGCGTAACGGGTACGCTTGATTCGTTGAAATCTTCAACGTTCAAAGCGGGGCCCATCGTACCTACAAATCGACCAGGACGTCTCACATTCACGGTTGCGCCAATCTTTGCGCCAACAACTGCGAACTGATCATCATAATTGCGATCCACCTCTGACGTAAACGTCAACTCATTTTCCAGAACCATCAACGCCTCGTTGGTGATCTTGGAGATCGTTAAAAGATTGTTACTCATTTGATTTCCTTTGATTAAAAATTATCGAATTTTTCCCGCCCGCCTTGCCTCTTTCCACGCCTGATATGTGCCGTGAAATTCGCCACTAGAATTAATGGGAATATCCGCAACACCACCACTTGGTTTCAATCCGCGCACCGGTGCGGGTGCTTTACTTGTCTTGACCGCAGT